CGCTTGAGGTAGGTAAACCAGTGGCGCACTGCATGTGGTTGTTTCGGCCCGGGTAGGGCCAGGGGGTTCGCCACATGCAGCTTGGCCTGCCACTGGTTGTCGGTCGCCTAATGAGGCAGAACTCGGTCCACGGCATCGGCAAGATCAACCGACATGATCTTGTCAAGCACCGGGTGTCGAAGCACATAAGCAACACTTGATATGCTCCGAACGATGGCGTCAAGTTCTTCAAATTCGGCTGTTGATACGCCGTAACGTTGGAAGAGCCAGTCATCGAAATCAGGTCCGAACTCGACCCGATTGTCCACACGGTAATCCCACTTACCGGTGCTGATGACCCGACCCTTGCACTCAAGTGAAGAGCGCAACAACGTCACGTAAGGCTTGGCTCTGCCGACGAGAGAAGCCATGCCTAGAGCAACAGAATATCGATAATCGTCGAAGGACTTCGCGGGAACCGAGCGATGGGTCCAAAACAGTTTGGCCCATTGTTTGCCCAGTTTGGGGATAGCTAAATACTGATGCCGGCCATCCACAATCGCCGGAGCAAATGCATCAGATGCGAACTCAACTCGCGAGATAGCCTCTCCCCGAAACTTGGCAGCAACCGGAGTGATGCCGCAGTCATACTCATATTGCATAAGACGGTCGAGATCAACGTCACCCTTGATAACGCACAGCATGTCGTCTCCGATGACGATCACGCGTGCTTCTGTAATGCCAACCATACGTAGGCTAGCAATGGTGATGAGAGCGTTGATGAGGGAATTGCGAGACGATGTGTCGTTATGTCCGGATTTTGTTGTACCATTGAGTTTGTAACAAAATCGATCATCGTAAGTGTCACAGCACTTCGCGGGTGCCTGTTGACTCTTAAACATGACACGGCAAATATTGGTTGATTCGACAAAGTCTCGAAAGTCTCGTTCCACTCCTGACATTGATTTCAACTGCATTTGAAGATGTTCATGGTTCATAGTCGCGTCCCATGCTGCCCCATCGCGTTCAATAACAGTAGCGCCGCTGCCGGCCCACTCAATAGCTTCAGTGAACCAAAGTCCTTTGTCCACTTGATTGAGCGCGCTCGAAACTACAACGCGTATGTCGTCATCGTTTTTCAGAGAAGTACGGCCGTCAAACACATCTCCGACGGCCTTCTGATACGCATAAAACTGTGGGGCAAACCGCTCTTGAGCGGCTAAGCGCTTGTAGAAATGGATGAGACGAGCCTTCCTCGGTTGTTTGATCGAGGGTTCCTCGCCATCGAATTCCATTCCAATGAGCACTTCACGCTTGACCATGGCTGTGACTAATCGCGGGTCGTCACTTTCGCCATTGATAAGAGAGGTGAGTATTGATGACTGTTTTTGTCCGCTCCACTTGTGGAACCATTTGTCCCAGGGCAATTCGCCGCGGCGTTGATGATAGAATCCCGCTATCCTAGTGCCAGCTAACGAAGCCAGCTCGCTAAGACTCGCAGACATCTCATCCGTGACAGCGTGCCGTTGTGCCAAGTGGCGCTTTCCAGCTGCGTGGGTGGCGTTACAGAGACAAGAGCGCATGACCAGTGGAATTGCACTGACTGGCCCAACGAGAGTAGCGCCCCTCTGACACGATTTCGGACAACGACGGCGACGTGGATAGTGTGTGACCACGTGGTCGTCGTCGATGAGAGCAAGAAAATCGGTCTTGTCCATAACACCAAGACAGGAAGTCGTTGTAGAGAGGCAAAGCTTGCCTTTGTGGAAGGGTGGCAAAATCAAAAGGTGGGTATCGAGGAGCGCCTTATGGATCAACCAGAGGCCGCCTGGTGTCACCATATGTTGCTCCTCGACGTCCCCGCCCTAGTTCGCAGTGCGCCGCATCATGCGACAACACCAGATTGCACGCCGCAAGGTGGTGAAGTAGCACGCTGCATCGACCCCGCACTTCGTTCTGTTGATTGCCACCAGGGTAGAGATCAAACCGCGTGTTCCCATGCGATATTCCTGTGCCCTGCGATTCGCTTCCACCGTGGCGATGGTGTTCAAAGCGTTCGCCTCTGATCGGCACATAATGGCATACATTTGGCTCGAATACGCGCACGCGAGTGTTGCTGCTGCGGAGATCCCTTGAAAAACACGAGCTGTGGCCCTTGCTGCGTCACGACATGCCGTCAAAATCTTGTTGGGGTCATTTTCAGCCGTGGCAAGTCTCGCCATCAGAGCTCGTTGTAAGAAGAGGTACGCAGCAGTATCGACACCAAGGGTGAAGAATTGTGGGTTTGCGATAGCGAGTTGCTCAAGCTCGAGCTGCGCCTCTTTTTCGATGTTGGCTCGCGCCGTCGTTTCCAGTCCGAAGCGAAGGCCTGGGACAGGAGGAGTGGGTCCCTCTTCTTCGAAGAAGATCATCTGGGGTCCTGGAGTGCTCTCATGTGACAAGCCACGATATAATCGTTCATGGAGCACTCGGATACAAGTTTCGCACTTGTCGCAGTCATGGGTCAACTGGGGAGGTACGTATGCATGTATACAGGAGGCGTGATACGTGCAGAGCCCAATGGCATGGGGGTCACCCGCACGCGCGCCAACCATAGGAGCATACGCAGCACGGGCCAG